GCACATGGATGCTAGCTACCTTTTTATTTGCATACTCCTTGGCATTAGCCTCCGCTTGGTTAGCCTTAGCCTGCGCTCCCGATGGGGTTTCGGCGCCGATAGATTCGGGCGTGATTGCCTGCACACTTTGATCTGTGTGTTTTCTGGCGTCTTTCAGCGCCTTCGCTACGTCATCCTTCTCCGCCGCCTTTTCCTGCAGTTCCTGTAACGCTTCGTAGGTTGTGAACATCTGCCAGTTAAAATAATCAGCCGGCGGGCGATCATTGGCCGCCCACCCCGACTCCTTTTTGCTCTCTGGCGGTTCGACTCCTTTTGCAAGCCATTTCGGTGGTTGTTTTTCGAATGTCACCCCTAAAACCTCCTCTTAAATCGGCAAATCATTATCGTCGCCCTGCAACACGGCTCCCAGGCGGCCGCCAGTGGTCTGCACCAAGTCTGCAAACCCACTCGCCGGATCTGCAGAGTCCCCGATAGCACCAAATGAAAACGTGCCGGCGAGCTCAACCGCATCAACCCGCACCCCCGCCGCTACCGTTCGCTGTATGATACAGGCAAACTGTTCAAGGCTGATGCCCGACGCATTGACACGGTCAAGTGGCAAACGCATAAGCGAGATTGCGGCAGGCTCCGGCTCTACTGGATCCGTGTACTTTTCGCAGATCTCAATCTCCGAGTAAGGCGCACCAACCGCTACAGAGATGACCCGGATGACGGTATCAATATCACCCTTGGATAGATTCCGGGCAATTTTTGACTTGAGCAATACGCGATATACATCGTCGCTCGCCGCCCCACGCGGCTGTACGACATTTGTACCGATGCGATCCAGCGTCGTCCCCTCGGCCTTGTCGATATCCCGCCACGTCAGCATACGCTGTTGCGTATCTTGCAGCCGTTCCAATTCGGCCGCGATGATGCTCATCAGTTTGCCGATATTGCTGCCCTCATCCTTGCGATAGACGTCTGTCAGCCGGGATATTAAGTCTTGGAGCAAAGTCATGATACAAGCACCTCTATCTGTTTTGCTGCCGTTTGGGCGACACGCTGCTGCGCAATTGTGACATTGTCCTCGCGCCATGTCGAGCCGTCGTCTGTTGATAGCTTTACCTGTGCATCGATAACCCCCTCAATCGCGAGCACGGTAGCCAGCAGGCGTGAATAAATGACTGCGGCCCCCATAGTCAACCCGGCATATATTTGTCCGTCCGTATCCTCGCCGCCGATATACTTGACCAGCGCCGTCCGCACTCGATCCGCCCCGTCTACCGGGTAGCTGCTGTTTTTAATAATGGTCACACGTAGCGCCAGCGCAATGGTCTGCGCATACGAAAAACGGACTGTATGCGGATACCCCGCCAAGTCCGTAACCGTGACGCTCTCTGTGCCATACGACTCAATGCCCGCTGCCTTTTTGCTAAATATCGCCGCCCCGATATCGGTCGACTGCCCACCGAGTACATACGCCTCAAACGATTTCGGTGGCCGTCCGGCGCCATCCGGTGTGCTGGCATTGTTTTCTACAACCACCGCCGCCCGGACTCCAGGCACCGCAAGCAATGCCCCGCGTATGCTGTCCACCGTACCAGCTCCGCTTGCGGATACGGACATCGAAAAGCGCTCGCGGAATTCAATGTCCGTTTCCTTTTCCCGACCGCCACGCATCGATGCCGGATTGGTCACCGCCATCACGTCCGCATTGGGATTGACAATGTCGATGATCGTCCCTGCAGCGACATTGCCGGCTTGGCCCGGATCGACTGCCGTAATTGGCACCTGTACCGTACCATTTGCGCCGATTGCTGCGTCAGAGTCCGTCTCAAAGTACCGATCACCTGCAGCAATCCGGAATCCAGCCGGCACGATATAGCCCGCTGTCCCGGTCAGCACGACGGAGCCGACAGCATACTGCTCGCCGATCCGGCTGATGCCAACATACGGCCCTAACCTGTCCAAAGCCGTCCCTTCCGCTGTATTGACATAGGCGGAGTTGTAAACGTCCTCGGTATCTTGCCATAGCCGGGCCAGCACCCAGGCCACGATACGCAAGATGATGCCCAGCGGCGACCGGGCAGACGTGTTGATCGTCTCCCCAAACGTCTCTTTTGCTTTACTTTCCATGCTGGCATAAACGTCCTCAAACCGCTCACGCTTAAAACCTGTCCTATCCAACATTGATATCTATTTCCTCCGTCAATATCTCGCCGTCCGTCGTCGCGAGTGTGAATATGACGTTCTGCTGCCGTGTCGTGCGATTTTGCCTGATTTGGATGTCGTCCACAGAGTCGATAAATTCCAGTTGGTGCAGCCCGTCGCGCAGCTCCTCAGTCATCTCTTCTACGACTGGATTTTTACCCAAAAACAGGCCAAAATCAATGCCCATATCCGGATCCAAAAACCACTCGCCTTGATTGGTCCCAAGATTAATGCGGACGCATTGCACTCGCTCCTCCTGGCCATCAACCATGACCAGTTCATCATTTTGAAATACCAGGTCGCCATCGACCAACAATAGTGACCGCATCAATACCACCCCCTCATAGTGATGCCGGGAACACCCCGATGATCACCCCATCATTTTTGTCGTGCTGTCTCATGCTGTCGGGGCTGGACACGCTGCCGGAGAGTCCGTTTTTAATCTCCTGATCCGCAAATACCACAAACACCACATCACCGGCGCGCAGCGCGGGCTTGTAGCTCCTCTCCTCCCCATTGACTAAAAACCGTTGCCCCAAGGCAATCACATTTTGGATAGGGGCTGGATCGCCCTGGCCGGAACGTATCAGGGGCTGCACGGTTGCTTTACAGGCGGCCCTGTCAAAGGTCAGCACCCGGCAGATCGTGGAGACATGAATGACGCCTAACTGTTTGCCGGACATCTCCGACAACAACCTGGCCAACGCGCCAGCAGGGTCAACCAGTCTCACAAGATCGCCTCCACCGATGTTGTAAAGTCACCCGTCCGGCTAAAGGCATGCGCGCCGCTGCGTACATAAAGACGGCCCGTAAACGCCTCGCTTTTGAGGTCGATTGCCGATGCCGTCGTGATACGGTACTGTAGTTGTGATGTGAGCCGGTATCCCTTGCTGTGCTCCTCTTTTTGATATTCCGGGATTCCGATCAACCCGGAATCAGCGCTGAGCTGGAATAGCTTATCCTTGCCTCGCCCGTGCTTAAGACTACGGATGTACAGCTTACCCTTGTTAATGTACACGCTAGTTTTGCAGTCCTCCGCGACTTTGCTGATGATTTCCGTCGCTGCTCCGTTGGCCGTGTACCCCTCTGTATAGCGGTAATCTTTCGTTAGATCAAATTGCGCGATGGGCAGGCCGATTTTGGCCGCCATGGACTTGATGATATAGCTGGCGAGCGTCCCGTTTTTAAAGCTAACATCTTTGACCTCTCTTTTGCTGAGGTCTACGCCGTCAAGCACGTGGATCGTTGTAATCCGATCCATGCCCTCCCGTGTCGTCCGGATGGATGACACACGGCCATTCAGGATTACCCCGACATCGCCCTTATATCCGGCGTTGACGACCAGCGTGCTGTTGCGTTTGATTTTGTTGACCGTCGTTTGCTTGAGATTCCAGATTTTTATCTCGGATTCGTTCGGCAACGGATCATCGTCAAACGGTACAGTCCCCTCTATCGCATAATCGGCCATCGAAAACTTTATACCGCCAACCATGACCTCCACAACTCGACCAAAGTTACACATCCTCCTCCATCGCCTCCTCGTCGATAACATATAAAAAAACACGCTCCGACAGTGTGTCCCAATTGACTACCTGACTATCGCCGGACAAATCCAACGGCAGTAATGGATACGCGGGGGATCGCGAATCCTGAATATCACCAAACAACGGCACGCCGTAAACCATCTTGACGCCTACGGCCAGCACTTCGTTGTCTAGCTCCAGGTCGACCGTAAAAAAATCATGTTCAGCGTTGTAATGCACTTCAAACGTAAATGTTTCCTCGTCGATTTCAATATCAAAGCGGTAGGGAATTAATTCTTTTTCAATATCTACATAGTTCATGTCGCCCACTTACTTCCCGGCTTAAATTTGACTTTCTGCGTCTTTTCCTTGCTCGTGCTTTTTATTATTTTGGTCTTGCCTGCGCCCTTCTTTTTTTGCTTTTTAGTGCCAGCCTTTACGATTAAGGCGGCTTGTGATCGTACCGGCGCGGGCAATTTACTGGCTCTGGATGCCTTGGCAATGCGAATTTCGCGCATCATAAAGGATATGCTGTAGCCGTTGGCAATCGAATAGGTGTGTGTCGTGGCCAATTCGGTAATGACACCGGAAAACGCAATGCGGCCCACATACTTGACGATTTTGCCAGTATCCGATGCCTTGCGCAGATACGCCAGCACTTTGGCCGCGTCAGGGCCAACAACATAACCGCTGACCCCCATCGTCCTGGCCTGGCGCTGGACATGGTCTGTCAGGTTGACGCCTTTTTCGACCGGTTGTTCCGTGACGTCCACCGGATAGCTTGGGTTTTCAGACTCTACCAGGATGTAATGTTTGTCTATCTTTGCCACTATCGCACCTCCGCGTTGAGGATGCGGCCAGTACCCTCAAGGATATCCTGTATCTGGTGCTTGACCACCGCACCGATGTTTTGCGCCGCTGCGGTGCCAGCGTCGCCGCCACTCACATTGACGGAGATATTAAATATCATTGTTTGGCTTGGTGCCGCGTTACGTGTCTGCGCTGCCGGTGTAGGCGAGCCATTTGGATAGCGTGGTGCATCAAGCAGTGCCTGTAGCTTAGACAACGGTAAAACCGCCTCGTCCTCTTTCCCTTCGCCAATCAAGGCCAAGGTTGCTTCAGTCGCAATTCCGCCTTTTGCTAAATGCGGGATATTAGGGATGCTGACGCCGAAGGTTTCCCCGCCTCCTGCCCAGCCAGGCACCCAATCCGGGACATCGAAGCTGATGCTATTAAGTCCATCAATTAGATAGTTTATCCCGTCGATTATGGTATTGATAAAGCCGGTAAAACTACCCTTAATGCCTTCCCACAAGCTTCCAAACCATTTTTTCATCCCACCGAAGGCTGTTTTTATAGCCGTAAAAGCCTCGCCGAAGATATCACCAAACCACTCACCGACTACCGCAAATACCACTTTAATCTTGTCCCAAACTCCAGAAAGCCAAGAGACTACAACACCAAAAGCGGTTTTAATAGCCTCAAATGCTTGTCCATAAATATAGGCGTAAAAAGATACTACCGCCATAAAGACATTTTTTATGC